AAGAGCGATTGAGCGTCTGATCAAAGTACCACTTGAGGAGTGTCACAATGACGCCTTGGTCTCATTCGCTTACAATCTTGGCAGTGGCGCCCTCCAGAGCAGTACGCTTCGCCGCAAGCTCAACCGAGGCGACTTTGATGGCGCACAGCGGGAGTTTCATAAGTGGGTCTACGCCGGAGGTAAGAAGCTGCGCGGGTTGGTGTTACGCCGCGCAGCCGAGGCAAAATTATTTGGCAGAGCTTAATGCTATCTGCAACGCAGCCTGTCTATTCTCAACCATCTTTCTCTTGATGTCATCATCTGGTCGCACATAGTGCGCAGTAGTTTTTGTGTCAGAATGCTGAAGCCCCTTCCCTATCTGCGACAACACTTCATGCTGATCTCGCTCAGACATAACCATACCAGCTTGCACCGCCGACCTCATTTGATCGGTGGCGAAAGCGTGGCGAGTATCGTGGCCTCTGTAACGTGTTTTTTTGAACTCTGTAATCCTTGCGCTTATTTCAGTTATATCTCTGCCTTCACGATACAGCCGCCTTTTTTCGCTTATTAATTCCGCAACTGATCCGCACACACCTGTTTGATCTAACACGACATGCCATAGTTTATCGTAGTGGCTGCACACTTTATTATCGATCCCAAAAACTAACTTGTTGTGTGGTTCATCCCACGCCGGACTTTTACGCAGCAATTGGCAAACGTCGTCTGGAAAAGTAAACCTGTATTCTTCGTCAGTCTTAGTTTTGTGAGCAGGTATCGTGATGCTGTTATCACGAAAATCGATCCAGTCTTTTTCAAGAGGCATGGCTTCGGCTACACGCATACCCAGCAACATTTTAAACTCAAACATTAGCCCCATACGCTGCCATCTATGATCACGATACACGCCCTCTCCATCGGCTAACTTGCGACACTCTTTTATTATCAGACCTATCACCTCAACTGGAATGTCTTTTGCCCTTTTGCTAGGCGGTGGTGTCCAGTAAAAATCCTCCAGCGGGTTCTCGTCTATTATCTTGTTGCGTCTTGCGTTCTTAAACATCTGTTTGATAATTGTTAGTGATTTTTCCATATTGCCAGTGCCTTTACCGCTTCTTACCGTATCAGCGATGATCCAATCTAGGAAGCTGGGTATCTGACTATCAGCAATATTGATTTCAGAAAAAAGAATAGGCTTGTTGTTTGCGTTGTGTTTAACAACTTGCCCAAACAACCAACGCATCACCTGGTTGTCTCTGGCTACGCTAAGCGGTTTTTTCATTCGGCGGTGTTTCACAGACAACTCTGCTGGTCTGTCCTTTCTGAAAACAAGGTAATATTCCCCAATCGTGTATGATTGTTTTTTTGGCTCTAACGTCTGTTCCTCGAAAACCTGTTCACCGTTTGCCGCCTTAAGCATGTAAGACATGGCTTGCTTACGAACCGATTTGTAAGTTTCAGACTCAAGCGGCATGTTTGCAAAAAACACTTTATTAACTTCTTTTCTTCCGTGTTGCGCAGCAAGTCTGTAAGCCGCCGACACTTGGCCTGTCGCACTAATCCTCCAGACTAACCCTGCTATCGTGCCATCAAACTTTTTTTGTTTCTTTTTTGATTTACTAAGCTGCTGTAATTGTTTAAGTGAAATCATTATCAAATCCTTCCGGTTCCCATTTGGTTCCCATTGAGTTAATTCTCAAAAGAAACAAACTGATACAAAGTGATACAATAATGGTAACAGTGATACAAGGAAAAACGGCAGAAAATAACAACTTTTTAAAATATCCTTAAGTTTGCGGCGTGTTTTCGAATCCCTTCCCCTCCGCCATTTATTTTTTCAGCGCAAGCTAAGTGATTGTTTTTAAACATCAATGTCGATGTGAACCGGAGAGTTGCGTACTCGGTTCCCATCAGGTTCCCATCGAATTAAATCACTCGCCGGATTCAAACCCCCTTCTTCTACTATCGCTCTTTCACCGTAACCAAAATTGCGGCTTGAATGTTTATCAAAGAAATCTGATTTAGACACCCAACCCATAACATCAATAACAGATTCTTCTGCGAGATAACAGAGAACTAATACATCAGTTACAAAGTCTGTAAGTTTATCCAACTTCAATATTGGCGGTGAATACTTAGTCGTCTTTACTTCTACGCTTCGACGGCCCCAGAATAAATCTGGTTCGTCACCATCACCACTGGGCGAGATGAACTCTCCTATAGGATAGCGCAGCAGTTTGCCGACGGCTATCTCACCTTGCAGTCCGATGTAATGACTTTCCCATGGTGTTGTGTTTCGTGTGTAACTCTTTTCGCCAACTGGCACATACTTGCTGCCCAACCTTCTATCAGCAAGGCGCTTGGCAAGTACCTGTTCTCGTGGCTCTAAAAAAACTCTGTGAGATTTACTCATAAATAAACGTGCCAGACCTCTGCTGGTTCATCGTATCCTTCATCGAGGTAGTCCAGATACTTATCGTGCTCCAGCACGACCCATTGATAACCGTGAATTGGCTGCGCCTTGCGGGAACTTGTCCACCATGGTCTGAAAGTCAGCCGCACTAGACCACTGAATGCTGGGTCGTCAAAAAGATACTGTCGGCGCTTTGCAAGATCCCAACCGCTGCGTACTAGCATTGCCGCCCATTTGACACGGCCCTCTTTTACTTGCGCTAATATCTCACCGGCGATCTTGTCAACGACATCACGTTTATACGGAGGGTTTGTAATAATTGTTTTTGCGTTGTGTTCAAAAAGACAGCCGCCTTCTGCGTCGTAGCCTTTGTTGATTAGTTGAGTCACTAACGCCGACTCACCATCCTTGCTAACGCAGGGATCGCAAATCGGCGCTAAGATGTCTTCACCATAAATTTCAAGAAACGAGTCCAGGCAGCGTTCATCAACTGTTTGATAGTTATCGTCTACCAAACGAGGATACCCGCTTTGTGTGTAGCTACTTGTCACTCGACTTCGGCATAGCTAGTTGTCTCTGCACCCAAGCATCGTAACCACACACTGGGTAGCGAATTATTTTTTCACTGATCTTTATAAACGGTGGGCCATCGCCGTTCTTGCGCATATTTTGTAAGTATTTACGAGAGACGCCAAGCCGCTTCATAAGATCCTTCGTTGATAGAAACTCTGGTTCAGACATCATCCATTGACTTCTGCTTGTTACCGGCTGGTGCTTCGTATGGTTCATCAATCATGCCGGACAGAAACCCTCTTCCGTCTTTGCTCTCTCGTTTCCACAACGAAATCTTAGTCATGTCTGGGAGCGACGCTATGTCTACCTTGCCAGACAACCAAGGCGCTTTCTCATTATCGCTATCCGTTTCGAACATAGCGCCTACTTCTGCATAGAGCCGTCGAACTGTTTTGCCGTTCTTCGTTATTACTTTCTGCACAACTGTATTCACTTTATCTAAATTGCCATCCAGCAAGTAACCGCTTGCTTTAAACTCTTCCTGACGGTCTTTGCCCATCGTCCATAGCGTAATGTCTCCTGGTTTACTTTCATATTCTGCCATTGTTTTTCCTTTCAGTTAAAATTCATCTGGCGTGGTACTGATCATCGAGCCGTTACTTTTAGGTTGCTCGATGGGTAATTCGAAAAACTCTCCCTCGCCCTCGTCTTCGTCACCTCGAAGACCTAAGAGCATGTAAAGACTGTTGCGGGTTGCGTAGGTGATTGTCTTTTGCCGCTCCATATGCGGCGTGTCCTTTTCCTTGATCGGTGCAAAGTGAAGCGGATAACGCTGCACAATTGTTTGGCCGCTGCTGTGATGCAGCGTCGTCACAAGCTGTTCGCCTTCTATGTTGTGAACAACGGCAAGGCCGTGTTTGGCAAGGATAGGTCGTGTGACTTTGTAAACACTAGCAAGCGATGCGTATTTGTTTTTATGATACCCCTTGCCGTCAAATATTGGCTCAGTCATTTCTCCCTGCGCTGCGCTTAATGCAGCCGCTATTTCTGGGCCACCTGTTGTTGCCTTGCTTTGATTGGCAATTGCAAAATCAACCGCTGCTGCACTTAGATCTGTCATGTTATCCCCCATATCTCTTTTGCTATTTTTCTCGCACCGTCATCCCAGCGGAAGCCGTAGATGTCGCGGGGCATGGATACACGCATGGCATCTTCCCAGCCCATTCGATACAAACTCATCATATATTCAGCCCCAGCTTTCCGTCTGCTAGCTCCACTGGCTCTTTGGTCTGCTGTCAAACTGAAAACTTTGAACGGTACGGCAACGCTTTTATTGCCGCTCTTTGTTGTGCCTGTGACCGGCTTAACATAACAAATATGCTGCTGACATCCGGTTGCATCCGCATAGTAAGCAAGTTGCAGTTGATGTGATTTACGAAATATGAGCGAGTTTGCACGTGTCGTCTTGAGATCCCAGTATGCAAATGTGTTGTCACACTTCGCAACCTTATGTTTGAAATCGGTGTATCCTCGCCACTCCTGCGGCCCTCTTGTCGTTTGGATGTTGCCGGTGTGTTTGTGTTGCGCTTCTAGAAGTTCGCCTAAACCAAGCGCGGCGAACTCTTTACTGTCGAGGAGTGAGTAAATATTTTTTACATAGTGTGGTATATCTTCATATTCTCGGCGCTCTTCATCGTTCATCTTTCCCACGCTTAAAATCGAAAGACGTTCTCTAAAATCTTTTTGGCAAATATTTATGGCTTCATCGAGTGAAGTATTGTTGCGTAATTTCTCTACAACTGCATTCTCTGCTGCACTGCCTCTGTCAGTAGCTGGCCCTCCAACTGTTTTGTAAAACCAGTTTGGTTGCCCAAACACTTCTGCATGTTTCAACATCCATAAAAACGGTTCGTCTAATACAAGATCACAATCGGATGGTGATGAAGGATCGAAAGAAAATGCCATGGTTGCTCCATTTCTGGAACAAAGTAGCATGTATCATTTAGTGATACAAAGTGTTTTTTTCTATAATACAGTGTAAAAAGCAGTAATACGGTACAAGATACGGTATTCTAAGTTATTAACGAACCAACTTTGCACGTTACTCACATCTCGTGGTTGCGTTTCAAATCTTGGCTGTTCATCGCTACGGTATCGCGCAACACGGATCTCATCGTTTATCTCAATAATATAAATGCCATTGTCTTGCATGTTGGGCTGTGGCATCAGATAGGCATAGCTGCCGGAAGGTATAAACCCACCAAGATCATCCGTCTCCATTTTAGTAATGTATTCGTACTGCGCTTCAACAAGAGCGCCGCCCTCGTCTGGTGGGAACTCACCCAGGTTGTGGAACTCAACGAAGCCTCTGGTACTTTGTCCTCGCACTTCCGCTTCCGTTACGTTGCGCTTCAGAAGCCGACTATATACTTGGCAGATATTTCGTACCCACTCGTCGTTCAGCGATCTTTCACCCCGCGATACTTTGTAAAGTGCTGCGGTGCTTTTACCCAATGCCAGCGCCATCTCTTTATATGTGTGATTGGCTTCCCATTTTAACCGTTCAAGCCCTGCATGAACTTGGTCTTCACGTTTCCGTGCCAATAGATTCACCCCCAAAATTTTCACCCGCGTAAGCGGTAGCACAAAGTTGTATACAAATACAAGAAAAAATATAATAATGTGATACATAAGGGGAGAAAGCGTTGCCCCTATGTTCAAAAAGAAAAAGCGGTGGAAGAAATACCACGAAGGTTATCTTTTTCGAGATCGTATAATTAATCGAGAAGTTGACGATGTAGCACGACAGATGTACCGCTTGGCTGAAAAAGGCCACGGCCATCTCGTCCAGAAAAAACACGCCGCCTATAACTACAGTTATTATTATGTCGCTAGCTGACATACTCTACCAGCAGTACGATCTGCTATTTAAAAAGCTAAAACCGGAAGCAGCCATCTGCGTAGACTTCGCGGATAAGTGCCGTTTCTACAGTCGAAGCGGTGAATTGCAAGCACTATGGTTTACCGTGCCGAATGAAGCACGGCGCAGTATACATCAGCGAAGTATATTAAGAGCCATGGGGCTGCTACCAGGTGCGCCAGACTATGTATTTATTGGTAGCGAATCGGCAGTTTGCATAGAGTTTAAGACCCCAACTGGGCGGCAAAGCATCGCACAGAAAACTGTTGAGAGTTACTGCGGCGAACTTGGTGTAACCTATGAGATTGCAAGATCTTCGGAGGATGGATTAAAAATTCTGGAAAAAAATGGTTTGCTAATGTATCACAAATTGATACAAAAGAATGCGAAAGGGGCAACACCATGGACTTCGAAAAATTCTGGGCAATCTACCCAAGCCGGCATCCGCATGCCAATCCCAAAAAAACCGCAGAAAAAGCGTACAACAAAGTCATCAAAAAGTACGACGAGAAGCAGGTCATCGAAGGCGCGAAAAACTACGCCGACTATGTTGAGAGTCATAAAGTAGAGCGCAAATTTATTTGCCAAGGCGCGACGTTTCTCAATCAAGAACGATTTTTGGATTATCAAAACGCAACTGAAAAACCATTACGGATGCAGGACATTCTGTAATGGCAACAGAACAGGAAGTGATAGACGTTGTGTTGAAACCGCTGTTGAGTCTCTACCGGCCTCCGGCGCATTGGTCTGACGAGGAAACGCTGGTTGCTGCCAAGCAGAATTACATCGAAGCCTTAATGCCTTTTCGATTGAAGGCACTTCAACAAGCAAAAGCAGCAGTTGTTGCCAAACATAACGGATGGGAAATGCCGCCGCCGTCTGCAATAGTGCGGGAGGCGTATAATGCAAGTTGAACTCCTAGCCAAACGTCTGAACCAAAAGGCGCAGCATGTAGGGAATGGCGAATGGAAAACGTCTTGTCCTGTCAAAGAAAACCACAAGCACGGAGATCGCAACCCTTCACTTACAATTAAGATGAAAGATGGCAAACTGCTCTGGCGCTGTCACAAAGGTTGCAGTCAACAAGAAGTCTTTGCTGCATTGCAGGAACGTGATCTCATTCCTAAAATTGAAAAGCGTGTCAAGGCCACACCGCCGAAACCGATCACTGCTGATGGCAGAGAATATTTTTACAGGCGGGAGCTGTCAGACAAAACGATAGATGATCTAAAACTTTCTGCCGATAGCAAGTCTGTGCATTACCCATATTATATAGACGGCGAACTTGTCACCGTTAAGACAAAGTTTTTAAACGACAGCGGATACACACAAACAAAAGGCGGCGGCAGCTATCTATATAATCTCGATAACATCGATTGGAACCAACCAGTAGTAATCACCGAAGGCGAAATGGATACTGCGTCGCTATACGAAGTTGGTATACAAGCAGTGAGCGTACCCAACGGTGCGAGTCTCAGCGGCGATCCGTTGCAGCGCCCATACATCAAGAACAGCATCGAACTCTTTGACACCGTGCCGCAGATTATTATTGCGACAGACGGTGACGAACCTGGAATTGCACTGCGTGAAAAGCTGGCTGATGCCTACGGCAGAGATCGTTGCGCCTACGTTGAATGGCCTACCGGATGCAAAGATGCAAACGATGTGCTGGTAAATTTTGATAGTGATGTGCTCGAAAAATGTATCAGCAATGCCAAACAGTGGCCCATCAAACAACTGCAAAGAGCAGCCGATAGTCTTGATGCTGTTAAGAAACTGTATAGGGATGGTCGTGCAAGGGGTATGTCAACCGGCTACAAATCAGTTGATGAATATTATACTGTCCAGCTTGGTGAGTTGGAAATTGTCACCGGACACCCAGGCACTGGCAAGAGTAACTGGCTGGATCAAGTTAATGTAAATCTATCAAAGCAGTTTGGCACACGCCATGCTGTATGCTCTTTTGAAAATCCGGCAGACCAACATCTGGCGATACTTGCAGAAAAATATGTTGAGAAATCTTTTGTAGGCTATGAAGGAGTCCGCCTTGCCGAAGATGAATTAGAAGAAGCTGTCGATTGGATCGACAAGCATTTCTTTTTTCTGCGGCTCGAAGACGATGATCATCCGACAGTCGATACAATACTACGCCTAGCTAGGGCCGTGGTAATGCGACATGGCATTTCAACACTTACAATAGATCCGTGGAATTACATTGAGCAATCCCGCGACAGGGGCCAGAACGAAACAGAATATGTGTCAGCGGTGTTGGGCAAGTTGCGTAACTTTGCGCAGCGTTTAGGTGTACACGTTTACCTTGTCGCACATCCAGCAAAGATGATGAAAGACAAAGATGGTAGCATCCCCGCGCCTACTGGCATGGACATATCGGGAAGTAACAACTTCTGGACAAAGGCCGATGTGCTGACGGTTATACATCGTCACCCAACGGTAAACCCCCATGCAGTTGAAGTTATCTTTCGTAAAGTGCGCTTCAAAACAACTGGTATGCCTGGTGCAGTAGATCTTAATTATGAACTATCTTCCGGTTGTTATCGTCAACCGGATGTTGTATAAGAAGGAACCTCGTTGTGTCTGGTAGACGCAACAATAAGGCGGGGGGCATCCATAACCCCTCGCCTTTTCTATTGGGCGAAACGTGTCCAGTTTGCAGAGGTGATTTATCAAATACCGAAATAGGCGTAGGCGCAGTGCCACTTGCCAGCAAGCAGTGGGTCTGCATAAACTGCTACCGCGATGAGAAAAAATTTAAACGCTGGGTAGCAGATCAGGCGTGTGCAGCGTCAGCGGATGATTTGTTTGTAGACTTTTGACCATTACAGTCGTGAAAATCTGCTATGCGTAAAATTTGGTGTGCCAGTTTTATTGCTTCGTTGAGTGGCAAGGTAAAACTATTGTTGCTCAAATTTATATCAACGTCTGGAAAATCGTCTTCGCAGTGCGTCAAAAAGTTTGGTGCTGCCAATTGTGTTCGTATTTTCGGCATTGGTATCGCACAGTAATCGAAATTACTCAGTTGTTTAGGCACTAACCCTACCTCGACTTCAAGTATTTCAAAACCCTTGCCTAGCGTAAAGTGATCAAGTTCATCTGCTCTTTCGTAAAAGCCGCGAGTAAACCCGACAAACTCGTGGTAATGTCCACGAAATTTGTAAACCTTCGTAAGCACTTTAGCTAACTTGCCGTTGATTGATTCTTCTCCCATATGTGAGCAGACACTTTGCAGCCGCTCTGGATGATCCATCATATATTTTTGAAGTTCGCCCCAAACTCTGAGGCTTGCTGTGTTGTCGTTCACAACACGCTTAGTCATGTATGTATTAAAATGTGTCATAGCACAAACCCCTTTCTAGAGGTTACTATGTAATAGTATCACACTTTTTTACATATCAAAGTTTGGTATCAAATTCTGGTATCACAATTAAGCACGACTTTTGCGTTTCTTTTGATGCAAGAAGTAATCTACAAGTTCGAAATCATGGCCAAGATCATGTTCCCAGCTTTTCAATGTCGCTTGTTTTTTTTCTGCACCGTATCGCCATACTTTATTTGCGATGCTTTTTGCTTCGTGATAAATGGACGCAACGCAAAATTCTGCGCGAGTATTTACGCGAGAGTAATACAACTTCTTAACATTGCTTTTAAATTCCGGCTCACAACTGCCAAGTGAGGCTTTCGGATCGCCTTCTTTTGTCAACCAATCATAGCTGTTCTCTCGCAAAATTCTGCGAATATTTGTGACGGAAGAATCCCTGTATCGATTTACAATATCTAATTCTGGCCCAAGAATATCCGATTGCGATAACAACAAACTTTGATTAGCGGTTGCCAAACAATCGTAAGTACCAACTAAGCACGCCATGGAGATAACACCCCAACAAGTAGAGATGCCACGTTGTATGGTTATTTTTCTGCGAGAAAGTTCTTCGTCAGCTTTTTCAGCTAACCAATATGCGCGATTTTGGAAAGTTTCTTCACTGCAAGTTGAGCCACTTAACTTACTTTGCTCCGCATGATAGTTATTATCCCATGGACAAATAAGATTTGGAAACTGATAGTGTCTAATTACCTGCTCTCTCGCTAACTCGTATCCTTCGCGTAAATCATGCGGCAGCCTGTCTAAATCGTAAAAGAAATCATCCCAATTTACCGTGAGATCTTCAACGTTTTTTACTATTTTGAAATTTACCACAACAACACCCTTTCCTCCCCTCCGAATCAATTCAAGATATGTTTTCTCAAATTGTCAATGTTTTTTTACAAAGCAGCACTTACTGATACAGCATCCGGTTGCTGCACTGCCACCTTGCCGGTGCTCGGTATGCTTGGTTTACGCACCCATACAAAGTATCCTCGTTGTTCTTCATGCACTCTTTCGCGAACTACTATTTTGTAGCCGCGCTGTGTTGCGGCGCGACGTATTCGATATGCGCCCCTTCCGCTTTTGTGAAATGGAACAAAAAAACAATCGTTTGTTCCTGCTCTCATTTTTTCAAAAGGGAACTCGGATGTTTTTAAAATTGGTTTTGATATGATTTTGTATGTCATGTTTTCTCCAGATAATTTTAGTCAAAGAAAAACGCCGCAGTCTGTATTTACTGCGGCGTTGGTAAGAACCTTTACCTTTGCGGGATTTGATCACCCGCTGTCGGAATTTATTAGTGCAAAGTTGCACTGCCAAAGGGTTGCGTCGCTTCATAATCGACTCCCAAAACTTGATGTTCATATGCGAGTGCGAGATTTTTCATCTGACTCATAGTCATCGCCATGTTTTGATCGCCTTTATTTATTGGCGACGTATTGGCGGTAACCCAGATTGGAAGTTGCGCAACATCTAGCAGCAATTCGTGAAGTGACAATCCAGTGTCAGCCGAATATCGATTTATAAGTTCCGATATATTTTCGGCAGCTTCTTTCAAAAAAGCAACGCGATTTTGTTCTTCTTCAGTCGTCATTTTGATACTCCATTCTGACTGGTTTCTTATATGGAAACGGTATGTGTTGACAGCGCATGTCGTACACTCCCAGTTGTGTCTGTTCTAAAAGATCACTGGGGATTGATTCCAACTTGCGTGTAATAAAATTCAAACATTCACTGCGGCTGCGGAAATTAGTTTCTGACTCAACCGTTACTAAAAAGCCGAACAACGAAAAACTGATGATCGCGGTATAAAGCATTTTGCCCTCCCATTATAGCACAATTTTACTTGTTGTGCCTATTCAGCTTGAGGTTCAAAACAAACTTCTCTCCAATCACAGACTTCATCCACTGCGATGCGTTTCTATTTTTACGCTCTCTTCCACGCTCAAAAGATTTCAGATAAAGTTGTTGTTCAGCGGTTTTATGCTCGACGCGATTAACCCAGTTCTCTTTATTTTTTGCTGCCATTTTCTTCTCCCTGTTTTTGCGTAAAAAAAAGAGGGCCACCCGAAGGTAGCCCCCTTACTCTTAGTGAGTTGTGTTAGTTAGTTACGTTTCCTCCCTTGCGACTTCTAAGAACTCATCGAAGGTAGAATTGGTCGCAGCTTTGAATAATTCATTGGCTGCTGATTGCTGTTCTTCCGTCAGCTTCCCCCACTTACTTGCAAAATCGCTCATCTTATATTCATTGAAATTATCGTTGGGGTAACGGTGTAAACTGTACCAAGCCCCTTCAAGATTGTGCGGATTTAAAAAATCTGTCATCACTCCCCCTTCCTATTCCAATGCTCCCATCCGTACCGTGAGATTATTACATCGATAAGTTCCTGCTGTTCTAAACTTCCATCTTCTGGCGAGTTAGTCATTCTCAACCAACCGTCTACGAGATCAACAAGTTCCGTCTGCTCATCAACATCCAGTTTCTTGACGCGATTAATACACTTGCGTTCAAGCCGTTTGCTATCTGCATCCGGTTCAACTGGCGTTAATTTTTTAATACGCGAAATCAGCTTGCGCTCAACACGCCAGTTATATTTATCAACTTCTGTTTGCATCACGTTTCCTCCTTTATAAAACTGCACTAAGCAACATACTATATGGCTCTGTATATTTTTTGTTCAGTCTGTCACGTTCTACGGTAGTCAATAAAGATAATCTCTCGCTATTGAAATTATCGGAGATGTCACAAAACTTTACTCTAACCGCATCAACATTTGCCGAATCTATAATTGACTTAACCCACTCTGCGTAGTCGCTATTCGACATTTCATCCTTAGGTTTTGTGAGAAGTTCGACAGTATCCGCAACTGTGTCCGTATAACCTTTGTCAAGAAGATCGGTCTTCGTAACATCGCAGTCCTCGATTACGTCATGCAGATATGCTGCATGCAACTGATCGTCGGTGAAATCTACGAAAGATTTTTTAAGGTTTTCTACCACTCTCTCAACATGGTCAATAAACGGCGCTCCTGATTTATCAGTTTGATTGGCATGTAAGAGTGTCGCCCAGTTGCGACTGCTACTCACAGTAGGATTTATTCTAATCACGTTTCCTTACCTCGTTGTGTTAACATCAAGCCACCTTGCCGCATGTGAGTCCAGGGTTGCTTGGGTGCAAATACACCATGCAGCGCCGGATTTCCAAGCCCGACGCTAATGCTATATTCGCTCTAATACAATCCCGCTGCAACTGCAAATAGCAGCAGCAAGTAAGGTAGCAGGAAGACTATTGCCACCGCTGCCACTGTCGTTAAGACGACGTTAACCATAGATAAAAACATATCACCTCCAAACCCATTTGCTGGCGAACTGAAGTTTCTTTTGTTCGGCCAGCCAAACAGGAACCAATACACTGTCGCTTATTTCTTCGATGATTTGAGACAAAGGCAGCACATCTTCGCTGCCGTCAAAACAGATTACCTTCGCAGCCTTGGGCGATACCTGATAGAACTCACGGTAACGCACCCGCTGGTACGGTTTTTTCTTTTCCATAATTACCTCGTTGTGTGAATTGGCCTATCTCATCAGACGCAGGGGGCCGTGTCTGCGTGACGCTACACTAGGTAGCGTTTCGATTAGTTACATTTCGGTTTTTTCTGGGGCATTTCCCCATAAAGTCACTGATGGAAAATGATATTCTGTTTGAAGTTCGTCAGAACTATTTACAAAAGTTTCAATGACGAAACATGAGCGAACTTCGTATGGCTCACCTTCATCTAGGTGCGAACTGATTTCGCGCCACAAGAGAGCCGACACTTCCGTTTTCAGTTGCCTATCAAACGCCTTGTGATCATCCCTGTCGGGCATCGATGGAACGTCCATGCCAAAAGCCAAAGGGTAGGTGTCTTCATACGCAACGTCATAGACTAGGGTAAAAGATGAATCGCTTTTCATCTATGCTGCTCCTTCCTATTAAGTGTTTCTATTGGTGAGTCACACGCCGCCGCAATGCCTCCGCTTTTACGCAGCTTGGTTATGCGTTGCAGCAGCGCTTCGAGAAACTCTTCCTCCGATGGGTAGTTGTCCACATCTTCACAAGAACTGTCGCTCTCCACTGTGAAGTGGAGCACGAACTCATGCAGGTAATGCTTCACTCTATCTTCAGTGTTTCTTTTGTTGAATCAACCTCGCGTTGTATCGCTGCTTTTTTCTCGCGCAACAATTCGTCGTAGGCTTGCTCAAGATTTTTTTCCAATTCGGCGACTGTAAGAATACAAAAGCCTTCTTTGAAATCAGGATCAGTAACCTTAATTAAATCGTCAGAATTGAGATTTTCAAACATGGGTATTTTCATTAAACGTTCCTTCCTATGCTGCAAATAAATCTAACTGCTGGCAGTTTGGGTCAGCATTCAACACCCTGCCCCACTGGTCAGCCATCGCTGCGGCTATGCCATGGAAAAACTTGCTGCGTATTTTCCAACGGTCTTTGCTTGGCGCTGCCTTGTGGACATCATCTCGCGCTGTGCTGCCGTCAACCTTGCCAGTGCGTACCAGCGGCGGCAAATTATCAGTCAGCCATAGCAGCGTTGTTTTTGTCTGGTTGTCTTCGCTGTCATCGCTATCCGCGAAATGCCACGGCTGGACGGATTGCGAAAATTTCGCAAAACCTTTTGGGATAGTGTGGTAAGTTACCTCTCCTGTTTTTTTGTCTTTCTTACGCAACACCTCATCTTTCTTCGTCAGCGTTTTAGTGAAGCCGCTGGGATAAGGTCTTATTCTTTCCCTTGCCATGTAGTGCATCACTGGATTTTCCACGCACTTGTAAGGAATGTCTGCATGAAGAACGTCACTGAAAAGCGCCGCCCCTTCATCAAGTTCTTGCATCATTTCCTCATGCGTTTTGTTTGGTGGCGTGTCATAAGGCTTCAACCACCGGACACCGCTGTTACATAAGCGGGTGCAAGGCGGGTGCATCACTGCTAAGAAATCCCAGTTGTCCATTGTCATAACGTTGCGGATGTCGTCTTGTATGTGACGGTTAGTCGGAATGTCGCTTGGCAGAATATCGCAACTCCAAGCGTCGTGGCCCTGCGCAAGAAATGCCTCTCGCACAATGCCGGATGTCTCGCATCCAATCAAAATTTTAGCCATAGTTTACCTCATTGTGTTGTTAGGTTTTGCAAAATATCCGTAGACCATTTTGTGAGAGCAATCCCAAGTGTCGTGAATTTCTCCATCGACAAGTGCGGAAACGTGCTTGGCCATTCTCATTATTAATCGGCCTTTGGGCATATCGTAGTAGCGGGCTTTGCGACCTTCAAACTTAGGTGCGGGATGCCATGTCCAACCATGTTCATTCAAAACTTTTTCGTAAGTCTTTCTAAACAAGCCATCTCTAGCAGTTTTTTTACCGCCAGCCTCCGCATTGGCTGCGGCTAATTCGTCGTAACAAGTTTTGTAATCAAGTTGCAAAGCAATAGCCATTGCTCTAGCGACGCAATCTCCGGCGTCTCTGCCTTTGAAGTACAGTGAGCGGCCACCATCGTTGTAAGAGAAATTTTTTGGTGCTGCTTTGTCTTCTAATTGTTT